GGGCCTCGACGGTGCCCACGGTGGCGGCGGCGGACGCTCGCGCCGAGCGCAGCAAGAACGCCGCGTCGGTGGCGGGCATGACCGCGCGCAGGGCTTGCTCGCTGAGGATCGTGTCCACGGCAGCAGCGGCGGCGGTGGCGCGCCCAGCCAAGGTCTCGCGGCCGACGGCGGTCCACAAGTCCGCGAGCTCCCGCTGGATGGCAGCTTGGGTCAGCAGCAGCTGGTCGCGGCGTACGGCGGCGCCGACCCCGGCCCGGGTCTCCAACCGGCGGAGCTCGGCGGTGATGCGCTCGGAGCTGCGCGACAAGATCGCGATCATCCGGCGGTCGAAGTCGCGCTGGACCCGGAGGTAGGTGATCAGTGGCCGACGGTCGGTTCCCGGCGGGGTGAAGGTGTCGACCATGCGGGTCAGGATACGCCTCAGCCCCGCTCGCCGGGTGTGGCGAGCGGGGCTGAGGTGGGTTGGTCAGCGGGGGTCGTGAGCGTCGCAGGTGCCGGTGGCGTCGAGAGCCAGCTGGCCGCAACGACCGTCGATCCGACCGTCTTCGGTGTAGATCCACACCAGCTCCGAGCACACGACGGGGTAGGCGACGCCGTCGATGACGCCCCAGCCCGCGCCGAGTCCACGCGAGCGGCGGTGCGTGCCCCCGGCACGGACGAACAGGTCGAGGTGGTCCGAGGCGATGCCCGGGCGGGAGGTCTCGCCGTAGAAACCGACGAAGCGGATCAGCTCGGTGGCGGTGGTGAGAAGCATCATGGTCTTGCCCTTCGGTTCCGGAGGCCCCGGTCGGCCTCACGACACTGACTCTAGGGCTTCATCTGCACCTTGGCAAGCACTTGTTGCAGATGACTTCAGCGCTTCCGCTTCGGGCCCTGCCCGCGTCCCTTGCCGTACCGGCTCGTGGCCTTCGACTTGCCGTCGCGCCGGGTCGTCACCCACTTGCCCTTGCGCATCGCCCGGCGGTCCGCCGCGCTCGGGGTGCGCACCGCGACGATCTGGTTGCCGCCGCGCTTCTTCTTGGCCCGCGCCGCCTTGGCGGAGCTCGCCACCACGGGAGTGTTCCTGCCCTTGAAGTAGTACATCCGCAGCGCCATCTCAGCTCTCCAAGTACGCCGACAAGCCAGGGTTGTCTCGGAGCGTGCCGAGCAAGATCGGGGACACCCGGCTGACCACAACCTCTTCCGGGTCTTCGTGTTGCGGCCAAGCCTCGACCGTCAGCCCGGCCACGTAGATCGCTGCGTGCAAGAGCTCGTGGACCAACAGCTCCTTGACGTGGATCTCGTGCAAGCCTTCCGAGCACCGGATGCTGATCTGTGCCGCCGGGCCCGCCATCTGCCCGGAGTCGTCTTCCGGCAGCCCTTCGGCCAGCCACCTCTCGTCGTCGAAGTAGCGGACGGTCAACGGCAAGTAGCCGACCTTGATCTCGGTCGGACGGTGCGGGCGCGGCGAGCGCGCGGCGGGGCTCACAACTTCGCCTTGTCGGGGTCTTCGCACCCCGGGCAAGCCGGGCGGACCTTGCACACCCACGTCCACTCCAGGTGGTGGTCGGGGAGCAGCTGGCTGACGACCAGCCAAGCCAGCGCCGGGGTGACCACGAAGATGGCGTAGGTCGCTTGGGTGTTGGCCACGACCGCTGCCATGCTCGCGATCGCCCCGGCCAATACCAAGGCCAAGGTGCCGACAGAGCTCAACAGGTAGTGCAACCGAACGCGCCCGAACATCCGAGGCAACTTCACGCCAGCCAGGGCCAGGTAGGCCACACTGAGCCCGAAGTTCACCAACCGGACGTAGTCCAGCGTGTCCAGCATCAGCTCCTCGTGGGTCACTGCGGCGGGGCTCCGTCAGCGCCGAGCTCCGCCGCCACCCGAGCTGCGAACGGGTCGACGTTGCGCGCCTCGGCGTACGCCGCCGCCTCGGCCACGATGTCGGCACCCATCTCGTCGGCGAAGTCGTAGCCCAACTTCTCCGACAGCAGCGTCCGAGCGTACGCCGTGGAGATCAGCGGCGGGTCGGTCGACAGCATCCCGAGCACCTCGTCCAGCACCGCCTTGCGGTTGGTGGGCAGCGGGTCGTCGACGATGCTCACCGCGCGCGCCGGGGTCGTCAGCCCCTCGTACACCGGCAGCCACATGGTCACCAGGTCGAACATGAGCTGGTCCATGATGGCGAGGATCTCGCCTTCCTTCTCCTCGTTGGCGGCGAGGATCGGGCCCATCTTGAAGGCGAGCGCGATGCCGGACTCGGCGGTGTTGACGTCGACGTTGCCGATCGCGATGTCGGGCACGCCCGCCGCCTCGCGCATCTTGGCTTCGAGGTACGCCGCGTGGGCCTGGCTGGGCTCCACCGAGCCGATGCCGTTGACGCGCTTGAACTCCGACTCGGAGTCGATCTCCACGACCCACCCCGGGCCCAGGCGCCAGTTGACCTCGTTGCCGTCGTCGTCGACCGGCGGCGAGCTGGTCGTGGCGTAGAGCCCCAGACCCTCCAGCGCGAGCGTGAGCTCCTCGTCTGAGATGGTCTGGTTGATGGAGTTGATCAAGAACTCCAGACCCTCCAGCTCCGAGGTGCCGAACGGCGCGCCGGGGACGCGGTTGTTCTTGATGTGGTAGACCGGGATCGAGGTGATCCGGTCGTCCAGCTCGAACTCCACCGGCACGTTGTCGTCGCCTTCAGGGATCACGGTCGCGCGCTTGAGGTCCGCCGAGCTCTCGCGGTCGTCCCAAGCGCCGGTCTCCCACCAGCTCAGCTCGTACGACACCCGGCCCGTGTCGGTCTTCCGGTAGGTCTGGCGCTTGATGACGGTCTTGCCGTCGGGCATGAGCACCGGGTCGACCAGGTGGCACCCGGAGATCTTGTCCGAGTTCCAAGGGTCAGCGATCGGGAAGTAGCTGGCCGGGTCGATCTCGTAGACCGAGAGCCGACGCCCGGCGGGCTTCGACTCGTCGGCCACGATGTGCCACACCGAGTCGCCCCGGATCAGCCCGTAGCGCTTCTGCGTGGCGAACTTGGTCCACATGATCTCGCGGCGGAACAGCGTCTGCAACGCGAAGTCCAGCGCCGCTCGCTCGTCGTCGGTGCCGACGCCGGGCACGATCGCGTAGGTCCACCGCTTCGCCAAGAACCGGTTCTTGGCCTCGATGATCGTCTTGGCGCTCGGCACGTACACCGGGTTGGACTCGTTGCCGCGCTGGACCAACTTGAAGACGCCGGGGATGTTCCGGTACATCTGCTCGTAGATCGAGTACGCCTGGAGCCGCACGGCGTCTTCGGGCCCGAGCCAGCTGTCCAGCGGGCCCATCATGGGCTTGACGGTGGCGTACGGCGTGAGGTCCATGGGCGTCATCCTAGGTCGATCATGCGTCGATGGTCGCCTTCCGAGCCTTGGCCCGGCGGCGAGATCCGGACGTCCCGAAGTGGCCCGCGAAGAACCGGCCCAACGCCTCGGGACCGTGGTCGTCCTTCTTCATGGGGTTCTCCGGCGCGTTCGAGTCCACCTGAGTCTTCTTCTCAGGGTACCGGTAGTTGAGCATGTCCGCGATGGTCCGGGTGCACTTCCGGTCGAACATGAGCTTCGGGAACCGGTCGACGTGGCCCGCCGGGAGGTGCGCGTTGTGCTCCTTCAGAGCTGCGCGGATGGCGTCGACCCGGTAGCGGATCTCCCCGCCGGTCCCGCCCTTGGACCGCAGCCTCAGCTTCGACTCAAGCACCTTGGTGTCGCCCGGGCTCGCGGGGTCGGGGTAGAAGAACCGGATGGAGCTCGGCGCCAAGCCCCGGGCCCGGATGGTGTCGGCGAACTCGTCGGCGGTCAGGCCCGGTTCGTACACCTCGTCGAGCACCCGGATCCGCTCGCCGTGCGGGTCCACCTGGATCAGCAGCCACACGTTGGGGTTGGTGTAGCCGTAGTCGACCGCAGCGTAGGTCTCCCACGCCGGGTCGTAGTCGAAGTCGCCGACGTGCAAGTCCTCGTCGAAGTCCTTGAAGACCCGGCCCACGAACTCCGTGAACAGCGCCGCGATCTCTTGGTTGAACGACTCCTCGGTGAGGTCCGCCGCCAGCTCGCCGATCTCGGGGTCGATCCCGAGCCGGGTGAAGAGCTCGCGGTCGACCATCTCGCGCTCGGCCATCGCCCGGCGCAGCAAGATGATCCCGTCGTCCGACGCGCCTTCGGGGTAGACGTACGGGTTCATCCAGCTGGGCGCGCGCATCGACCACCACTCCGGACGGGTGGGGTCTTGACCGCGCTTCCACAAGTCGTAGAACCAGTTCTTGCCCTCCGGGGTGGACGTCATCAGCGACCACCCGGCGAAGTCCGCGAGCGTCGGGCGGATCAGCTTGTTCCACGTCTTGGGCTTCAGCTTCGCGGCCTCGGCCAAGATGACGCCCGACAGCCCTTCACCGACCAGCGACTCGGGGTGCTTCTCCGACTTGGCCTGGACCACGAACTTCCCACCCCACAGGCTCAGGGTCATCAGGCCCTGCTCGGGGTTGTTGTACGACCCCGGCTTGTCGAAGTACGGGCGCATCCCCATCTTGTCGAGCCGGTTCCACATGACGCGGAACTCCTTCTCGGCGTCGGTGTACGACGGCCCCACGATCCAGAACTCGCGGCGCTTGCCGATGTCGTCCAGCTCCGACTTCACCAGCCGGGTGTTCAGTGCCTCCTGCACCAGCTTGTGACCGCCGATCTCCGACTTGCCGAAGCGTCGACCCGCCGCGACCACGCGGTTGCGGCGGGCTCCAGCGTCGATCACCCGGGTCTGGCCGGGGTGCGGCACCCACCCGACCTTGTCGTAGAGAGGGAGCTCTGCGATCGGCCGGGTGGGTGCCAGCGAGATACGGTCACTCAATGGGGTGGTCCGCCTTCCACAAGTCGATGATGCGGGTGGTCAGGAGCCCGCCGAGCCAAGCCCAAGCCGCGCTGATCACCGACGGCGCGCTCGCGGTGAGCGACACCAACGTGGCGAGCGCCGACGCGAACCAAGCCACGATCAGCCACCGCTGCGTGCGGCACAGTCGGGGTCGCCCGGCGCGCTCGGTCATCGCGGCACCTCCGGGCCCCAGTACCTGAGGCACCTCAGGCACAGAGCCCGGTCGCCGGGCCACAGCCCAGACACCCGGTGGCCCCGGATGCGGCACCAAGCCCCGGCGAGCACCGACACGTGCTTGACCTCAGACTCGCGTGACGACATCGAAGCCCGCCTCGACCAGGAAGTGGTCCGTGTGGAGCGGGAACTTGGCGTCGCCGAGCGACCGGATGTAGGCCGCGCTCACGGCGCGGTCGGCGTCGTACGACGCCAGCACGTCGATGTTGCCGTGCCCGGTGCCGGACCACTTGCCGAGCTCATCCCAAGCGCTCGTCAGCGGCTGCCCGAAGAACGTGTCGCCCTGCGGCTCGCCGTTCTTGTTGTCGGCCATGTTCTGGTCGCCGCCGTAGAACACGATCGCCTTGCCCTGGCCGCGCTCGCGCGCGAGCTCCCCCGCCGCCTTGGCCAGCTGGCGGTTGAGCGCCCAGCGCGGCGACGACGGCTCCCGCGCGTCGGTGAGGTAGTGCGCCGCTCCGATCGTCACGGTGCGTCCCAGCTGCGCGTCGTTCCAGCTGGCCCAGGTGATGCCCTTCGGTCCCCACCGCTTGCCGGAGGTGATCGCGTCGGGCAGCTGGCCCGAGCCCGGGACGACCGGGACGTGGCCCGACTCCCACGAGCCGTTGATCCGCTCGCGGCGGACCGCGACCCACGTGTCGGTCGGGCGGTTCGGGATGAACACCCGGTAGCCGTGGTCGCGCCCGATCTCGTCGAGGAGCTCGCGCTGCGCACCCGCGCCCGGGCCCGCCTCGGTGCCGGTGGCCCATGCGACCTCTCGCTCGGCGGCGCGCCCGAAGATCCGGCGGAGGTCCTCGCGCTGCTGGGCGGTGGAGTCGCTGTACTGGAGCGACGCGTGCATGCCGTGCATCCGCAAGGTCTTCTTCACCGGCTCGTCGGCGGCGGGGATGATCAGGTCGTTCACGGTCAGGTTCGCCCTCTGCATGTTGAGGTCAACGTTGCCGAAGCCCGCGACCGAGTTGGGGTTGCCGATCTTGCCGTCGCTGAACTGCCAGATGTCGCAAGGCAGGTCCGGCGGGATGCCGTGGATGTTGT